CATTACGACGTGTGACTAACCCTTTAAATACCTTACCACCCGCTTTTGTATATTTAAGAAACTCATTAGCGGCGCCTTTAATATCTCCGCGCAAAACCTTCTGACGGAGGGTCGAAGACTGTAGTCTCCCAAGACCACAATTAAAAGCAAAGCTACACAAGCTATCAAATTGACCTTGTGTAAGAGGAACAGGACATAATCGTGTGACACCCTTTTCAAACCTCGCTAAATCTTGTCTTAATATTTGATCAATTTCTTGGATTGTAAACGATCTATTCCATTCTGTGGGAAGAGATTTACCGTTCCCAATCAAATGACCCACGCCCACTGTCCACAGTCCGATAGGGTCTTGGTATGGCCTTAATCTTACACCTTCGTGGTGCTTGATCATTCTTAAAGCTTCGTTAGAAACTTTCATTTACCGCTATGCTTTTCCCATTGACGAGAGCCAAAATAAAAGCCAATTATGCTCGCCACGATGGCCATCTCTTGGTCTGAAAATACCTCACTCATTGCCAATGCAAAGTCAACACCCGTCCAAATAGCCCAAAACAGCCCTGCTACATCGGTAAATACCAATAAGCCTACAAAAGTAAATGCTACATAAGGACGTACTCTAGCGTTTAAATCCACTACATTTTGTGAAGCTTTCTCCATAAGAGTTTTGTCGTGATCATATAAAGCTGTTCTTTCTTGAGCGTAAGTCTCAGCCTCTACTTCTTGAAGCTTTATTTCTTCAATGCGCTCTTGAGATTTAAAACCTTTTTCAGCCATTAAAATCTGTTGATCCATAGCAAGTTTTGCCATGGTTTGCTCGTGCTTTTGATCCGATTTATTTTGAAAAAACGAAAGTAAGTTTGGTAATCCTGATGAGAATATACCGAGTAATCCTGAAAGTATTGATAGCATATTAGTTTCCTAGTGGGTTAATCATAGCTTTGCGTAATTGCTTCATTTCATCTTTTACGTTAGCTACGGTGTCTGTAATTTTATCTTGTGATGATTTAGCAACGCTATTAGCTTCAATAGCTTTACCATAAGCTTCGTTTGCTTTTTCTAGTGCGCGATTATTAGACATCATGACATCTACTAATTGACGCTCTGTTGTTCTGCTTCTATCTTCTAATACAACGATTCTAGTTTCAACGCTAGACATCTTTTTTACTTCCTCAATCGTCCCTGTCAAATCGTTGAAGAGGGTTATCCCGTAATATACTGCGCCACCTATTGGCACTAGCACGGATAAGATAATCCCTAGAATCATTTGAGACGATAAAGTCAATGAATATGTTTTGTTGTCGCTCATAATCTTGTTCCTGTATAAGTTTAATTGATTCCTGAATTTGTTGTTGTTGCATGTTATAACCTGAATTTAGAAGTTGCATAGATAATACAATTCCAAAGCCTGGTACTAAATCTTTTCCTTTTGGTACAACTATAGCTTTAATGTCTTCTTTTTTATCTGTACCCGACGTCGTCGTAGTACTTTGTTTTTCTGTTGTTACCTGAGAGCTTGTTACTGTAGCTACAGAAGTAGTCGGCGTCTCTGTCGTTGTCAATGCAGTCGTGTCCTGAACAATTACAGGTTCGGGTTGAATGATTGGTGCAGTAGTGACTTGATTGATCACACTGTTTGGATTCAACGGACTTATTGGGCTTACAGGGCTCGCTACATTGTTTACGTTGGTCGCTGTCATCTTGCAAGAATTGTATATTTCCAACCATGACGTCCAAGTTGGAGAACCATACGGATCCGAGCAGATCGAAGTTCTTTGTTCTTGTGACAATCCCTCGAATCCACTTGAGCATGCTAATTGCCTTGTTTCAGTAGACTCAATACACGTTGGCGGATCTTGCACGCAATTGTCGCTAGTTGTGTACCAATCCAACCAAGCGTTCGCAGAACAAGTAAAAGACCTGCTCTGATTAATAGCTCCACTATAATGAATCGGGCACGACAAAGACCTATACTCAACTTGATCTTGGCAAACAGGAACTTGATAGATTGAGCAATATGGGTCATTAGGTCTGTACCAAGAGCAGTAATGTTGTTGTAAAGCTTCTTGAGGGTCAATACCATTGCACACCATAGATCCCTGAAGATACCACCCATCTTCTGTATTTTGGAAATTGCAAGACCAAGCATAAGCATTATTCCTTAGTATTAGGAGGAGTAGGAAGAGTGTAATTCTGACCATATAACTTTCTAAACTTCTCAGGATCTTTTTCATACCAAGCCTTCTTAGCTGTAAAGCCTACAGCTCCACCCATAGGACAAGGTGAACCACTCATCTCCATAGCTTCCCATACTTTAGGATCTTGGCATAGCACTGAGACAGCGGCTACTTTAAGTCCCAAATCATTTAATGTTTTAGCAAGCTTGATCTTAACGCAGTTCTCATCAAGTAAAACTGTGCCACCTGATAAAGAGATAAAGCCTAAATTACCTGCTGCGCTTATAGGCACTGCGCATACATCCTGTGAGAATGCAGACATACTAGGTGCCATAGCACTTGGTACAGGCATACCTTTTTGATTAATAGTAGTTGTCTCTGCCCATGTATGCAATGTGCATCCCATTAAACCAATAAATAATAATAAAGCAATGATGTTTTTCATTTTAAAACTATACTCAGTAATAAAAGAATAATGGCACCCGCAGATGCCATTAGGATTCCTTCTAATCTTTTCAGTCTTGCGTTAATAGCTTCGTATCTTAAAGCACAAACTTCTTCATGCGTGCTTAAACGCGAATCAACTTGTTCAACCTTATCCATGTCCATTAAATTCTCTGATAGTTTTAGGTGAGCTTTACTTCTTCGCCCTCTTTGTTTTCCTCAGGCTTTGGTAACTGAGGTTGTGCTTGTTGATGAATTTTTACAATCAGATTCCATGCGCCTGTTTTGCTTGGTAATTCACCCAACCCTGCCAATACTTGATTAGTTTCGTCAATAGTTAACTCTAATTTAATATCTGCCATTTTTACTCTCCTTTAAAATTGTATTAGTAATATCTGTATTTGAAGCAGTAAAAGAAACAATTAAATCTGCTCCACATTTTTGCTCCAAAAGATTTGCGCCTTCAATCATTTGTAATTCATGTAATGTTTTATCATCTACAGTAATAAATGATCCATCTTGCAAAACTATATTATTTCCACAAAACCAACAAAATGGTCTTTGTGCATTACAAAAAATCCAAGCTAATTTTTCTGCCTTTTCCCCTATTATTTCTTTTATTTTTTCTCTTGATACATTCAAAGATTCATTAAAAAAATTTGTTCCATATATACTATGATATAACCCAGCCAATAACACATGATCTTCGCATTTGCATATTTTTAATATATCCTCTACATTACATAAATGCTCATAAAAACTTTTTCCTGAATGTTTTATATGGTTTGTATTTAACTCTAAAAGATATTGTCTATGGCTAGTCATTAATTTCAACTTTAAACATACATGTTAATCTAATTCCAGCAAATTTGCGTGAAAGAGGACTTACGCAATGCGGTATATTCTTATCAAATATAAGAATTCTATTAAATTTTGGTATTACAGATTTAATAATTTCATTGTTATGCTTGTCCATAGAGTCTAAAAAAATAGTTTGTCCAAACCATTCGGGATACCAATCATTACATAAATAAACAATAACAGTAATTCCTTTTTTTATTTGTATATCATCTATGTGAATTGCATCTTCTACCCCATATGTGTGTGCATTTATATATCCTCTATGCAATTTTATGTTACTTGGCAATTCTTTTTTTACTTGCTCCCAAAGTTCCAACAAATAAATATTCGTAAATAATATTGGCTCAGCTAAATCAGAATCGTAAAATGTCCAATTATATTTAAAGCCATAACTGCCGTCACCTGAAAAATGTAAAACTTTATAGTTGTCAGAAATTTCTGCTTCTCTAATACAATTTTGTAATAAATTTATTGGTAAAACATTGTCTTTTATTTGTATATTCATATAAACCAAGTAATAATTGAATATCTTGTACCTTTTGTGACAGGCATGATTTCATGAGGATACATAAAATTAGACGGAAACATAATTGCGTCTCCTTTTTCTAATTTATATTTTAATTCTCTATCAAAAAACGCAAACTCCCCGCCTTCGAAATCATCGTTTAATATGAATGAGCAAGATACAGCACGGGGTCTAGCTTTAAATGAATCTACATGCTGTATATAAAAACCCCCTTCAGGGTATTTTAGTAATTCATACCCACTATCTTCTTCAATTCGGCAATGTGGAAACTTATTATTATATTCTTGTATGCATTTAGCAGCGCCATCAAATATTGCATTATCTAATTTGTGTCTAATTTCATTATTTTTTTGAATTACATGAGGGAAAGATATAACTATAGTTTTACAGTTTCTTACATCTTTTTCTACATTTCCTGATCCGACTATAGTATCTTGCCATTCATCGCTACTTTTAAACTCATCAAGTATTTTGTCACACAAATTTAAATTTAATGCATTTTTAACTATGAAAATGTAATCTTGTAGTTTGTTATGTTGCATAAGTTATTTTTTTTTATCAAAAAAAGCCCAAGCATTTTTACCATTACTTCTAACATAATGTAACATTGCTTGGGTATAATTTTTTCCTTTATAAGGACCTTCTCTCCAATGTTCAGCCTCGGATCCTAAATATAAAATTGCATCACCAATACTTAAATCTAATTGTACATCTTCTCCATTAGGTTTTTTTATACCAAGATTCCAATCTTCATCACCATCTAAATGTATAGTAATACTTATTTCACAAGCAGGTCGATCTTTATGCCTAATAAGAACAGAATTGTTTTCATAAATTACACTATAAGCGTATGTTGGTAATACTTTTTCTCCAATTAAATCAGAAACTTGATTAATTTTTTCACACAAAAGATCCACAAATGGTATTGCATCTTGATAAGCTTGAGCATACAATCCCAAATTAAACCGAGGGTCTTGTATTAATCTTTTACAAGTTTTTTCGGTTAGAAGCCAATCATTTAAATATTGTGCTTTTTCTTTAGTTATAAAATTTTTAATAATTAAATAATTGTCATCTAAAAGCTGTTGCTTTAAACTCACTTTTTATACGTTTGTCCAAACTTCCTGAGGTGCTGTGGGCCATGTAATATAACCTGCCACAGGATTAAGTGCGTATTGTCTAACATCGTTTCTATATACATCAAATTCATTTTTATTTGCAAGATATGGATTACTTAAAGCAGGGTCACTAACACTTGGAATTTGCGTCCAATCAGTTTTTTGTAATAAAGTCATTGCATATTCTTTATTTTGATCAGCAGTGGGAATAGAAGGAGGAGGATTATTGGCTTCATTCCATTTTACTAAACAACAATCTACCCAAGAAGGCAGTGCAGTAATATCTTCATTTTGTTTATCCCAAAACTCTAGCCAACCAAAAGTTTCTTTCCATTGTAAAGCTCTTATATTAGTTGGTATAGCACATGAAGATAGGTCAAGTTGTATATGCCCAACCCCATCTTTTATTACATTACCATCTACAGGTATAATTGTTAATTTCATAAGTTACTCCTCAATTAATTTTGGTTGATTGCTATCTATTGAAGGATAAGCAATTTTTGCGGTTTTTAATAGTAATTGTTGGCTGTTTTCGTTAGCTTTAACCATTTCGTTTCGAAACGATTCAACAGCAGCTCCTGTTTGTCTTTGTTGCCCTGAGTTTTCAATCAATAACATTGGCATCCACGCAATTGCACATTGGTATTCATCTACTTGATTACCTGTGTTCGTATCAGTACCTTGTACTCTTGTAAACCATGCACATTGTAATCCAACGCAATCTTTTTTAATCAGTGGGCAAAAAGTTCCATTCTTTAATTGCATCCTTAATCCTTAGTTGCTCTAATCACGTCTATATACTGTACAGCCAAGTTAATTGCGTTACCTGAGAAGGTACCTGAGCCTGAACTAAATGAGAATGGGTGAGTATGTGAACCACCACCACCTTCAGCGCCTACTGATTGAGGAACGGGGCCAGAACTAATTTGTGTAAAAAATCCTGCGCCACCATAATCTGCCCTACCAGGGGCTGTATGGCTATGGCTTGGTATCTGCGGTGTGGTCAATGTCGTTGCACCCGCACTACCTGACACAGAGCTAATTGCTACAGAACCTGTTGGTGTTTGTGAAGCAAATGCTGTTGTAAAGCCTTGAGAACCACCTGTGGATGCTGTACCTGTTACAACACGCAATGCACTGTTATCACCTGTTGTTGTGTTCTTTGTCCAACCTGTAGGAGCCGCTGTTTGTGCAAACAACATCACAGTACCTGAAGCAAATCCGCCACCTGCCGCTTGGAAGGTTGGTAATGCACCTGCGCCATTAGAAGTCAATATTTGACCTGCGGTGCCTACTGAAGCAATAGATTGATAAGCGCCTGTAGCTGTTGTACCACCACAAAGCACAGCGTATGCTGTTTGTGTTGTAGCACCTGTTCCGCCGTTAGCTACAGGAAGTGTACCTGTGACGTTAGTGGTAAGGCTACAATATGTTGTAGATGTTGAACCTGTACCACCATTCGCAATAGGTAAAGTACCTGTGACGTTAGTTGTCAGTGAACAATATGTAGTGGAAGTAGAACCTGTTCCACCATTAGCAATAGCTAGTGTTCCTCCTACTGTTACCGCACCTGTAGTTGCAGTGCTTGGTGTTAATCCTGTTGATCCAAAGGTAATAGACGATACGTTAGTGGTTCCTGCGCTAGAAGCTAATAACTTTACAGTTCCTGCACTATTTTTAAAGTACAGCTTTTCGTCAACCGTGTTTAACGCTAGTTCTCCCGCAACAAGATCGCCCGCGGCAGGGGAAGCCGATGCGGTTGTACTGTAGTAAAGAGAGATTGGGGTATAACCTGCTTGTGCCATAATTAATTCCTTTTATGCGTGAATTTTACCATATTTAAGAAAAAGTTCCACCACTAATGCCACCTGTAATTGCGTTTGTAGCACCATTATAGGTTAAACCTGAATTAGTTAACTGTGGTAAGTTCCCTGTTGTTGCAGTTACAAAAGTTAAGTAATTAGTTGTTGCTGAACCTGTTGTAATTGCAGTATTTGTTGCGTTCGTTGCGTTCGTTGCATTTGTTGCTGTACCTACAGTTACTGAACTTGGATCTGTATACTGTGGAGCTGATGCACCTGCGGTTAAAATATATGTTGATGTACCTAAAGATAAGAATGTAGTAGCACCCGAACCTGAGTTGTATGCTAGTGCACCTGCTGAACCACCTGCTAAATTAGTTGCAGTTCCGACAGCTAAGGAAGATTGAGCTGTGTATTGTGGTGCCGTTGCTCCTGCGGTAATAACCGAGCCTGACGAGCCTAAAGCTAAAAATGTAGTGTTTGTAGCTCCTGTTTGGTAAGGGACTGAACCTGCGGCTCCGCCACTTATATTGGTAGCATTGGTCGCATTTGATACGGTTGCATTAATCGTATCCCCTGCTTGCAATTCTTCAATTTGCGAGCCACTTAAAACTAATGGGTAAAAAGCTGTCATATTCTATTTCCTTAGAAGACTGTTATATTAACATAGGTAATTCCGTTACGGAGTAGGACGGTAAAAAATCCATTTCCAATTGGAACTTGTACGGTTGAACCGCTGTGGGTAATAATTGGCACAAATGTACCCAATGAAGCAAAGTTTGTATTAGTACCATCTGATTTTAGGAAGGTATTAGCTGATTGTGCGGGTAAGAGTGCGTTCAAAGCCGCGTTGGCAGTTGTTTGACCCGTACCACCGTTTGCTATTGCAACAGGAGTTTCTAAGCTAAATACAGTGCCTAATAAATCAAGACCTGTTCCTGCTGAATAAGTAATCTGAGCGCCAAACTCTGTAAATACAATTGCTGTTGTACCTATAACGATAGGTAAGGGTGTTTGTTGAACCCATGATGTGTTAGCTAGTGTAGCTCCTGCTGTAACTAAAAAGAAGTCACCTGCATCAATTTGGTCAACCCCTGATCCTGTAGAATCAAAGTCAGTTGCTCGAGTAAGCACCCAAGCGGTAGATCCTGATCCTACATTAGTGACTGTATAAACACCATTGTAAGCTTGGTTGGTTTCATCCTTAATAAGCACGCGTTTACCAATATCTGCGGGGGATGTAAATGTATGTCCATCAATAGCTAGTGTTGCAAATGGCGTATCTTTAGTAAGAGTTGCTCCAACGCCTGATGTTCCGTTGTTATAGATTACTGTACCTAAATTAGTAGTGGTTGCATAAACAACAGCCTGATGGAAGTTAATACCTGACGCAATACTATCAGCATAAGCTTTGTTAACAATGTCAGATGCGCTTGATGGAGTAGTTGAAATCGTACCCGTGGTTAATGCAACACTATTAATTGCTGTGTTTGTAACAGAAGTAATTTGACCTTGTGCGTTTACAGCAAATACAGGAACTTGATTTTGTGATCCGTAAGTATTAGCTGAAACACCTGTGTTTGCAATTGATATAGTACCTGTCGATGTAATTGGACCACCTGTCAATCCTGTGCCTGTTCCTACGGATGAAACACCAATTCCCGCCGCAGCGAATGGAGTCCATGTTCCATTAATACGACCTTCAAACAGAAGTGTTTCAGAATTATATCTAAAAGCTCCGTCACCTACAGATCCACGTTGTGAGGTGTTTCCAATAGGCACAGTAATAGCAGCGGTACCAGGCGTTACAGGATTATCTGCAATAGTTAAAGTAACCGCAGTTGTACCTGTCGATGTAATTTGATTTGTTGTACCACTTACAGATTGAACTGCTGTTGTTGCTAATGTATATGCTGTGTCCCAAGTAGTTTGGCTTGCATTCGTAGGTAGTGAATAACCTGAAGCGTATGTAACACCTAAAGTTCCTGCTCCTGTGATTGGAGAACCTGATACGGACAACCCTGTAGGAACTGTCATAGCTACGCTAGTAACTGAACCATCACCTGAGCCGTAACTTGTCCAAACTCCATTTTCATAGAATTCAAATACGTTGTTAGATGTATTGTATCGAACTTGACCATTTGATCCTGTAGGTCTTTGTCCTGTAGTACCTGATGGAACTTT